ACTTATTGAGTACATATGTAGTAGTTTGGGTACTGCCCGAAGCAAGTTTCCTTGTATTCACAAGCTTGATAGCTTTAGCAGTAACTGCTGTAGTCTGACCACCCACCACTGCCGAGGCAGAAGTACCAGTCATCAGACCACCAGAGAGTGCAGAGAATGCAGACCCATCATACTCGATCAAGTCAAAATCTACTGTGGCAGTCTCACGAGATACACCCTCAATAGGATCTACTGAGTTTCCAGACTGAGTAGTAAACATTTCAGGTACATAAGCAAAACTTTTTACCATACCTGCTCCGAGATTGGTAGTAATACCAGCCGCAGAAGCACCCGCAGTACCAACATAGATGGCATAGTTACCTACTTCTATTCTGGCATCAGTAACTGTCGCATTCTGATACAAAGGCATATAGCCCTCCTTGTTTTAGGTCACCGAAGAAGTAGGATGAAATATCCTAACATCCACTGGTGCATTATATATCTTATCTGTATCTTCAAATACTAGACCTTGGTCTGTACCAGTATTGGATCTAGTAACTTCAAAACCATTAACACTACCATACATACCCGTTCCAGAGGCTCCCTGAAATATGTCCGTTACAATTTTTGCCATAGACAGGGCCAGAGTAGCAGTAGATGCTCTACAATTCAAGGAAAATACCACCCTGTCAAAACCAGAAACTCTAGACCCCCCCGGCATCCTGAAATAGTTTACACAAGGTGCCTCTGTACTGACAGGACGCATACCATGATAGATCCTTGTGGAAGTAATAACACTAAGAGCGGTAGACTGTTTGAGAGTATAACCTACCATCTGGTCTGCTGTCACTTCAAATACTCCCCAAAAGCCAATTTACCTTCTATCATGACAATAGTAGGTGCCTTTCCACGTGCCATATCAAGTGCTGGCCTCAAGAATGGTTGTGCGTCTGTTTTTATTGTACCATACTCTACATATGGTCCATAATCTACTGCAGTACCTACATAAACCTCTCCTACAAGATCTGAAATAATAGTAGGTGGCTTAATCTCCCTAAATGACCCTACAGAATGATTGGCAGGCGGAGTCTCACTGGCAAACGATATGGGACTATCTAGCTTGGTCTTCTTTTCATCATCAGCCGCCATTAGACTTGCAGCAAGATAACCATATCTCACTGCACATAACATTTTGGCATCAGACAGTACTGCCATACCAATAGTCCATACTGACTTACCAGCGAGATTCTTAGCCCTCTGCCTTACTATATCACCATTCCACTTGAGCAGTACCTCAGACCTCATGTCATCCTCTCCATGCCATGTAGAGTTAATACACCTCTATTAGCTACTTCATCAGGATGACCCACTAATCTGTATATACTACTACCACACGTGACTGTCAAATCTTGGTCTGTGAATTGATACGATCCAGACTCTATTGCCAGCACATGTGTACTAGTCTTTGCTATTTTATCTGAAATCCTTGAATCATTCTGTCCAGGACTCCATATTGCCGCCTTAGACACTATTATAGAACTTGATGTAGAAACAGGATCACCATATGCATCTGTGGTAACAACAGTACGAGTTATTGATATTGATAGATTAAGGTGGTCCCTTAAACTCATATCATACTCACTACTGGACTGGGAAAATTACCCAGCAGATCTTGTGGATATCCAAATGTTCCAAGACCCTTGTCTTCAGAATAGGATTCTGAGAACGGTCCCAAACTGTAGCTCTTTACACCAGCACTTACATTAGGTCTAGTATCATAATCATATGCAACCAGTAATGCCGCCGCCCTCTTGACCTGAAGTGGCCATTTTACCACTGCAAATATAATAGATCTACCTGAGAGTTCACCTATAGCAGTATATCCTGTGGCAAGCGTAGCCTCTGATCCTACAAATCCAGATACTTCGTAATATCCATCATTTCTATAACTGTTCCTTACTACTACTTCATCACCATTTGCAAATCCAAATTCAGCCCATTCATTTGCATATAGGGTAATAGTTGAAGCAGTAAACGAAGCAGATGCTACTACCATCATATCAGTTACAAATTCATTGTTCAGTATCTGTACAACACGCTCTTGAACTATAGGTATAAGTCCAGATGCTGCTATAGTTGCTGCACTAGCTGAGATGTTTGAATATATTGTAACCTCAGTAGCAGTAAGTATAGGCATTACACATCCCCTTCATAGAAATACAAACCTTGATTGACTATGGTATTTGAAGCAACTGCAGTAAATTTCAACATATAAGTGGTATTTTGCTTAAATATCCAAGGATTAAATCCTGCATCACCACCCGACTTTGAAGCACCACCTGTAGATGTACCTATATCATGAGTACCAAGTACAGTACCAACAGTAGATACAATAGGATTGACTATCATTACCGAATTGCATGCAGTATTGATCTTCCTATGATTGTTGTAAGCAGTAATCACTGTACCACCAGTAATTATAGCTCCCTCAGAAAGTTGCCAGATCCCTGCTCCATCTGATTCAAGAGACATTACTACTCTAGATACCTTCTCTGAATTGGTAGTCATGGTAATTATGGATGTACCACTGGCCACTAATATAGTATCCAAAAATAAAACTGTCCACCTATTACCAAGACATACTTCATTATCAGTATTGTCTATAGTAACCCTAGCTCCAGTTGGTCCTATAGGAAGCCATATTGGAGCCAGTGAATCAGTAAGCCCACTCATGCTGGACCATCCCTATAATAATACTCACACTTTATAAGCACACGAGTAGCTGCATTATCTGCAACAAATTTTATAAGGTAAGTTCTATCGTTCTTGGGTAGCCATTCATCACGCTGTCCTGCACTCACACCAATTACTACCTGATTGGTACTGGTACCAGCCGCTATAAATGTATCAAGCACAGTACCTATAGTAGCAACTGTTGGTGTGTGTACTATAGTAGCAGGATTTACTATTGAACTAGATCTTAGATGATTATATGAAGTAACTACTGTACCACCAGAAGCTACTGGATTCTCACACCATTGAACAATACCTGAATTACTAGTAATAATTTCTGCATTAAAATGTAGATATTTACCTGTGCCAGCCGCAGGAGGAGTAATCAATACAGTTGCAGCAGTACCCGTACCAACAGTTACAAAATGCGTAGCAGTAAAATATGTACCTGCATGTATCTCTCCATGTACAGGGTCTATAGTCCTTAGATTACCTGAATATTGCTCTCTTGGTAGATATATTCCAGGAAGCGTATCTGCAAGTCCCATAAACCCCTCCTCACACCTCTCTGTCAAAAAGGAGAGTATCTTCCTTAAATCCTGAGGCATCAGGTGGCACTCAGGCACACCCTAGCCTCAGGAAAGGTTACTCTGCAGCTCTAGGAGACTGGTAGGCTTCCCAAGAAGTGGGGCCAGTACCCGTCTGAGTGAATACAATAGTGTCGTCACTATCCAAGAACCTAGACGATTCAAAAAGCTGACCACCTACAATGACAGTAGCACCAGTAGCTATAGTTACTGAAGCCGCACCAATACCTGCATCACTGAAATCACCAGCCGCAAGCGACAGCAGAACTGAAGCCGTAGAACTGGCATTAGCCACACGCACTACCATACTGGACAGATCCAGCATAGTTTGAGCAGTGGTAGCAGAAATGGTCATCGTCTCGCTTGAGACAATGGTGGTAGAAGCCGCAGTAACAGCTACACCAGCAAGTACAGGAGTGCTTACTTTGAGAGTTCCGTTAGCCATTAGTTACCCCCTTAGCCTTTCGTAGCCGCGCACTTGACCATAGCCGCAGGACGAATGACCTTGGAACCGTACAAATACAGCCCCTTCACACCATCCTGAAAACCATCTTCAATGCGTACCGCTTCAACTTTGGCAATCTGTGAAGCATGAGTAATGGCAGTCCTGTTGAATGCCATAATGTTCCAAACGGTACCGTTGTTGTTTACGTTGTTGCTCATGAGGATATTGAATCCAAAAAGCTGACCAATGTAACCATTGACTATAATACCGTTGTCCATAACCTTCGAAGTAGCAGTAGCACTCACTGCACCAGAAGCCGCAAGCACCAGATGCTGGCTATACCACGGAGGAACGATCACAAACCGTCCACCAGTAGGAACATTGGCTTCATCAAGCTTAAGCTGCATATTGCTGAGGTTCAGCAACACGTTGCCAGCAGTTACCGTAAGAGCAGTAACCGTATTACCAGCCTGAGAGCACATACCAGCAAGATGCTGATCCACAGTATCGGCGATGGCATAGGCCGCTTCCGACATAATGGCATCCATCAGCTTGGGCTGAGCCTGGACAGCATCAACATCATCAAGCTTTACGGCAAAATACTTGGACTGATCAATGAGCAGAGCCTTTTGAGCACTGTCCATATTCTGCCAAGAAACCGTACCATTGGTGGCATAATCACCAACAGTTACTGAACCAAGTTCATTGATACGCACAGTATCACCAGCATTACGAATTTCACCTTCATAGTCCCTATTGACCAATGAAGAATGAACCATGTTCTTGCGAAGCTGGACGAACATTGAAGCTGCCCATTTTTCAGGAACGAAACTAGCTAATCCCATGGATTAACCCTCCTTATTTGATAGTCTTTTCTCTGTCTCAGCCAGTTCAAATGACAGTCTGTCTTTTGCTGACATGGCAGACGGATCTACTGTATTTGCATTAGGTGCTGGCATGAACCCCTTCTTAGTCACAAGTTCAGTAGCTACCTTTTTCTTCTGATCTTCTACGTAACCCTTGATCTTAGACAGGAACAATTTACCTTCATCCAGAGAAGCAGGTATATAGTCATCAATAAAGAATGCATCTATACCTATTTTAGAAGCTTCTTCAACCAGCTGCCTCTTGAGCCGATCAATATCCCTATCCTTTTCGGATTTGGACAGTTTCTCTTCTACTTCCCGTAGCCGCCTCTGCTCTGCAGTCTCCTGCGGGTTGAGTTTCAGTAGCTCCGTTGCCACAGACGCTTTTACATCCTGAGTATAATGATTATCCTTGTATGTCTTGATAGCCTTGTCTACGGTCCTATCTACATACGGCTGAATCAGTCTCTGTCCATCCTGCGTATCCAGGAAAGGTGCAACTATTTCTGAAGTAAGCACCTGAGCCGATCCCTTCATAAGGGTAATCACACCCTCGTCTTTGGCATGTTCTGAAAGGAAAGTCTTTACCTCGTCTATGGTCATTGAGTTCCTCCACGAGTCCATAATGTTCTAGCCATTACGTACCCAAATAAAAATTAGGCCACCCCCTGAGGAGTGGCCTTCCATAATTGGATCGTCCAATTTTAATTATAAACTATTCTTGCTTTCCTGTCAATACCTTTATGAGTGGGTAATGTTCAGAATCCATAGTACGTTTCCGTACATCAGTAACTTGTCCCTTGGTAATAGTAAATTCTATGGCTACTTCACCATAATCTTTAGATCTAAGCTCTGTCCTGAGCCAATCCAAGTATGATTCAATACTAGTACCAGTAGTGGATATCATTTCACTCTTTCTTGGTATTGAGCTAGAGCGGACCAGCAACCGTACATGGCTAGATGCTCCTCCTCGTTGTGATACTTCTGCCATACTGCATCCTTAAAATTGGTATAATCTATATCAAGTGCTACTTTGAGCATTACAGTAGCAAATATATCTTTATTCATAAAGATTCTATATCTATAATCTGTACCTGCTAGCTTAAGTATCTTACCACCAAACATATTTACAAATCTATCTACATGAGCTTTACTTCTAAAACGTACATTGATACCATTTTCATATTTTACTGCAGATGCAAAGAAATCTTTAGTATATATCCACAATTACTTACCCTTCTTCTTTTTAGTCTTCCCAGCTTTAGAATATGCTATAGCAGCCGCCTGTTTAGAATCTCTGCCTGATTTTATCAGTTCCCCAATGTTCTCAGAAATCACCTTCTTTGATTTACCCTTTTTCAGTGGCATTGTCTACCTCCTCCAATACTCCATTCCACCCTATAAGATACTCTTTCTTATCCAGAGTAATCTTCTTATAAGGTTTGAATAGCTTCATATCATCCCCTACAAACGGAAGCCTATGATCATACCTGCCTGAAATAATCATATCGGGTATTTTGTCTGGAAATGCCTCACAAGTAGAATCAGTAGGAGTTTTAAGCTCCCTGAGCCTCTCACATGCCTCACAAGGTGATAACTGTATTAATTCCCTATAATACATATCATATTCAGATCTTTTCTTTGTCTGCATAGAACCTCCACTGTATAGTGTCCTGCTAAGTATTTAAGATTAAGGCATCTTACCTGTAGCCTGTACCATTTCAACCTGTGCTACAGTAAGTTGTATAGGTGCTGGTTGAGAACCTTTAGGAGTACCCCAAGGCACTGGCTTTAATACTAATCTATATTGATTACCCCAGATATCATGCTCTTCTGCATATGCCAATACTCTATATTGCGTCCTTGCATTTATAATTACCTCTTTTTCATTAGGCATATCGGAAGCCTGAGCAATAAGTCCATGATCTAATTCTCCGGGTTTATGTAGTATTACATATTTTACTGGTTTACTAGTACCATATGCTTCTCCATATGCCGCAGAAGTAAATCCCTTAAAGTCAACTGTATCCCAAGCACCTGATGTCCAATTTTCCCAATGTTTAGAAATAGAACTAGTATCAACCCTTCTTTGTAATGGTGCATCTATTTTAGGTAATTTATTAATAGCACTAACTAAATCTTTATTAGGAGTTCCCTTTATTGCTTCATATATATAATTGCCAGAACTAAATCCAGTATAATTACTTAATGAATTCTGTTCTACTCTAGACATTCCAGCTATAGCATCTCTAATTTGCTTTTCAATGTTATATGGCAAATATATATCAGAAGAACTATTTACCTTATCCATACTTATTGATGTAAATGATCCAGGCAGTACCTTAGGAGCACTCTTTGCCGCTTTGAGTGATGCTTTAAGCTGAAGCCTATAGTCATCAAGATACTGGAGCCTCTGAGTAAGTACATCAAGCATATGAGACTGAAATATAGGATCTAGACCAGAAGTCTTTATAAACTCTGCTATCCTAGGTACAGTCAGTTTGGATTGCAGATCTATTATCTGCTCATATATCATCTTGTCTGATACTTTGCCATACCATTTTGCGGCATATGGGTTCTTGGAAGCATCAAGTAATGTCTTGAGTTCACCTACCTGTCCTGCAAATGCCGCTCCCTTAGGACCACCCTGTGCTCTGAATAGGAGTGATCCACCAAGATCTATCCTGTAGAACTCCATACCCTTACCAGTACCAGTAATGAGTATATTGTCTGCTCCAGTACCTACTGCATCCCAATTTGCAAGGAATGCATCAGATACAAAGCCTTTCCTGACACCTGCCTGAAGTGCCATTACATCTTCACCACTAATCTGACCTAATTCTACACCATCAAGCATCCTAGTAACAAATGCAGGTTTGCCATTGATTATGGCCATCCTTGATTCAGGTACCTTAATACCCAGTTCTGTATATAGCCTGGAAGCCAGAAGCTCATTTGTAATAGACGCTTTGGGAGAAGTGGCATTAGCATATTGCTTGACTACCCATTTTTTACCAGAAGGATCTGTCGCAACATATGCACCAGTAGAACCACCTATATTACTCTGTACTTTGGTAAGAGAACTACCAAAAGCTTCCATAGCCGCTTCAGGTGTTTCACTGGCTTTTACATTGGCAAGATATGTAGCATATGCCTGTTGTCTGGCTTGAGTATATTCCTGCTCTGCCAGTATAGCCTTACTACGGTCAAATTGAGTAGTAGGTATTCTTTTAGGCTTAGGTATAGATCCAGTCCTAGACTTGCTCCAATCTTCATATGACTGATATGGTACAAGACCATCTTCACGCGATCTACGAAGCAAAGGAGCATATCCCTCTACCTCAAAACGAAGTCTGCATCGACATTGGATTCGTTCTGCGGCAGACAGGTTTTCATCAGCTGGATATCTTGCAGACTGCCCATTTGGACCTTCAAATCGTTCTGTCTGTTCATCCCTAACTTTTTGGTCCATACGCTGGTGGCTTGGCCTCGTACGACCATCCAGTGTAGCATCCCAAATATATCTACCCTCTACACCCTTTTCCTCTGCTCTAGCATATGCGGCATCAGAACCTGCATTCATTGCAGTCTGTCCCTCAGTCCTGATTATACGCAGTGCCTTATATGTAGTAGTTTCCAGAGCTTTTTTAAGGTCAGCCGCCATATTTACATAACTCTTGCCAATAGGCAGACCCCTACTTACTGCAGACTTTACAGCCGCTCTAGCATCTGGTCCATATTTTTCCAAGGATATTTTAGTTAAAGGATTATCCAGATTAGCTCTTATAGCATCTTCATTAAGAGTACCCCATGAGAGTCTAATACCCTGAGAAGAATCTACTGCCCATGCATGCTGAAAGAATGACTCATTATATGCTTCTACTGATACTCTATTTGCTATTGATTTGGTCTTGGATATTACTGGACCTAGTGTATCCATAAGGTTCTTTTCGAGAGTGACCATTCTGTTATACTGAGTCATATCTGCTCTGGAGAGTACACCATTCTTGGCATAACGCTCATATACTTTAGACATAGTAGCCCTAGTATCATTGAGAGCCTGAGACATAATAGCCATTACTTGCTGTTCTCTTCTGGCTATTAGTGCTTCTGCAGCTTTATTTGCTGCAAGCTCTGTGGTACTAAGGTCCGGAAGCTTCATATATCCTCTTCATCCTTTTCTTCTGGCAAGGAAGATATCTTCCTTGCATCTTCTGTATCTTCGTCCTCTGGTAGCCCCTGTACTTTATCAAGGTCAGGAAGAGCACTTGCACCTTCCTCTTCCTGCCGCTTAAGCTCTTCCTTTACGTCAGGTATCATTTCCCTAGGCATATTATCCAAGGTGGACTCCATAGAAATACCTGCATTACGCATAGACACTGCAGTGTCTGCAGAATCTTTTTCGTCCAAAGGTATATTACGCCTGTGCCTAATTACCACGGATTCAGGATCACCAACAGACTGACTGGTACTTTCCAGGATATTGGTAATAAGAGTGATTCTATCATATAGCCCTAAATCAAAATCTGCTTCTGCACTAGATACCACATTTTCAAAATCAAACAATAATCTCTTAATAGCTGCACCTGAGAGTGCACCTGAGAATTTGGACGAGGAGAAATCTGGCACGTGACTCTGTGTGTGTATCTGCTCACTGAGGAGTGTAGTCATATAGTCAATAAACTCTTTAGGTATATCCTTGGTCAGGAAAGATACGTCTTCCTTATCCTTGAGCTTGTCAAATATCCTTGTAAACCTTATCTTATTTATAGCCTGTTTGAGCATCTTTGGGTTCTGCCCCGTAGGATCACCTAGACTCATACCTACCATACGCAAGTAGGCATTGGCAAATCTTGAGAATTCCACCATAGAATCAGATATGAGTATATCATAATCATCTATAAGCCCTACCACTGGTTCTATGAGTCCCTGCTTTTCATCACCCATATAATACGGCGTGACTGGTACATCTTCATAATAGTGTGGCTCTACTCCAAGCTCTTGATATACCCATTTACCAGATCCATTATTAGTCCTGCTATATATTGTAATACTATCCTTGGAATACAGTTCTACCTTATATTGTGAAGGATTATCCATGGTATAATGTATACCAAAAGCCTTTTTGGGTTCAGGAGATTTATCATAAATGAGTATGACCTGCCTTGGATCTGCAGAATAAAACCTAGGCAGAGCCACCTTATTCAGACTATTAGGATCTACTACACTATCCACATAGTGTATCTCATATGCCATACCAAAAATAGCAGTATTCCTACCTGCCCTCTCCGTCTTTATAATCTCATGATTCATACGGAAGACATTATCCAGTGTCTCCAGATATTTGTCATCAGCCCTGTCAGATGGCTTATAATCTATATATCCTGGCCTATAACCATACCCTGTAAATGTATTTACTATCTTACGACCATACCCAAACGCTGACCTATTGTCAGGATCTGTTTCTGGCCTGGAAAGGATCTTGGTATTCTTGGCTTTGTAATACTTCCACATCTTGGTCATCTGAGGAACATCTTTGGACTCATAATCCTGAATAAATGCCTCTATATCATCAGTAGTAAGTATCTTTTTATTAGTAGTAATCATAATACCCCCTAGAATCCTAAATCACTGGCTGTGAATCCCTCAGCTACCCCAGCCCTTGGACCCATATCTTCTACTGCATACCTTAATGCCGCTATACAGTCATCATTAACATTTATAAACTTGTCCAGAAAATTGCCATCTTTATCTTTAAGCCTATGATAGGCTTCCATTTCCCTTGCCAGATTAGGACATTTAGTAGCATGTATGTG